CTAACCACTAATCACTAACAACTATAAGCGCGCTTCCCCCGCCTATCAGCTGCACCAGTGCCTCCTCGTCTGTGGCCAACTCTTCCTGAGTGTAGCGCTGCCCGCCAAAGAGGATCTGCAAGGGTGCATCGTCGGCAAACTGGTACTGCCTTCCACGAAAGGAAAAAGCATGCCCCGCTCTCTTTTCCTCTACCTGCAATACCCTTTTGCCGCCCGCAGCCTCCAAAGTAGCTTCTAACTTTGTAAGCGCTTTTTCCCTTTCATCAAGGGCTTGTTCTCTTTCATTAAGGGCTTTTTCCCTTTGGTCAAGCTCCACAGCTAGGTCGTTCAGATCCGATTCCTTGCCATCTGCAGCCGCTTCACGAGCACTCAGCTCCGAAGCGCGCCCCTCAAGGAGCGCTTCACGCTCCTCTAGGGCAACTTCTCTGTTTTCATTATCTTTTGCCATACTTGTCTAATTAATAGTTACATTATACCTGCAAGCTTTCCTCTGGATAGTACAACTTGTTCAAGTCTGCGTTGTTTAGCCCGCGCTTCTTGCTGGCATCCGAGGTATATACATAGGTGAGTTCATTGATCGCAAAATCATACCCAAGGGTGAACTCGCCTAGTATGTTCAAAATACGCTTATCCACCTGCACATCGGTAATGGTAGCTGGATTATCTATCATATCCACCATTTTGACAAAACCGTTTTCTATGGTGGAAACAATAGTACCTTCTTTCAATCCTGGGATAGCGATAAGCTCACGCTTGCCCAATCGGGTCTTTGTGGCGTTGTCTTGGAATTTGTTCTGACCAAATCTGTCCTCGTAAGCGATCTGATAATCCTCCACATCCTTCACACTCATAAATATACGCTTGATCTGATCCTTAGCATGTACAGGAAGCCCGCGCTCATACGCTGTTACCACGTCCAAAATGTTGGTGGAGGTAATCGCATCCCCTGGGATCAAAAAGAACGGATTCGTTGTGTCAAGCAAACCCTTGCGGATAATCTCATTGAGTCCATCCATGGAATAGCCAAACTCTGGAGTGTCCAACCCTATCTTACTCGCATCATACTTCCCCGTTACCGATAGGATATTCACATCCGAAATCACTTTCTTAAGCAACAAGTCTATGGCTGCCTTGGAAATGGCTTTATCCTTCAACGGCTTGTCTTCATCGTACATATCCTCCAAGACAGTACCCAAGATTTCCGCAGGATCCAAATCATAATCCACCTTCTGATGATAGTTCTTCATCGTCTTCTTGCGGAACTGCAACTCCCCAAAGGGTGTCCATTTCTTGGAGCTAAACCCTTGTACCACGTGACCTATCAGGCTGTGCAAGCTGGGGTATGATCCCTTTACCTTGGTCAGGGTACGGCAGTAGCGATTCACCAATATCTCTTTGGAAAGAATCGCTGCTTGGAAAATTTTTGGCTTTACAGACAAATAACGAACAATCTCGTTCTTTATCTCATCCACATTCATCGTCTGTGCTCTACTCATATCTTGTTTTTTTTAATTCTACAACTTTTTACAAAGAGGCTAACAACTTGTTGTGAGCGTCTTCAGGATTTAGGAATCCTTCTATATAATTCCCCTCGGGAGTTTCCTTGCCGTCATTACTTGGCTGGGTATGTACGGGACGTTTATCCCCATACTCCTTGCAAGTCTTACCAAGGGCAGCAATGTCTGCGATCGCGTCCCCTTGACTCTTTAAGCCATTGAGCGCCATTGCCTCGCCAAGGGCTTCACTCAGCGCCTTACCTTCTGTGGCGACCTTCTCTTGCGCGGCTTTCAGCGTGGCAATCTCTCCCTCAAGGGCGGCCACTTGCTCCGCGGTAGCAGCTTCTTTCTTCTCTGCAAGGGCTGCCTCCACCTTGGCAAGCTGCGAAGCGGTAAGGCTCACATAGGCTTCCCCGCCAAAGAGTGGCTTTTTCTCCTCTATGGCACTCCCCAAGAGCGCCGATAACAATACGTATTTCATATCTCACTTATTAAGGTTTCCAAACTCATTATTTCATCTACAAGGCCTACCTCCAGCGCGCCCTTAGGGCTATATACTGCCCCCTTGAATACGCGCCCGTCGTCCTTGATGGCTGCTCGGTATGCTTGCATGGCACTAATAAAGCCCTTAGCCAACTCACTAAGCCGTTCTTTAGCCAAGGTATCATCACCTGCTACCAAGTCCCGCCATAGCTTGTTCTTTTCACTGCTCTCAGGAGCATACACTTCATAGATCTTGGCGCCCCACTTCTCAAACATCTGCGAGTAGTCTTGCGTATGCAGCATGGTGCCAATGCTCCCTATGGCATCGGCAAAGGGGCTACTCACTACCTTATCGCAGGCCGCCGCAATCCAATAGGCTGCACTACACATATACCCATTGGTATACGCTACGATAGGCTTTTCTATGCCTTTGATGATGTGTGCCAGCTCCGCCGTGCCTGAGACCATACCCCCGCCGCTATTTATATCCAAGATGATTGCCGAGACACTTGGGTGTGCGTCCAACTGCCGAAGGTAGCGCCCATAGCTCTGAGTACCTATATAGTCATAGGACGTATGCTTAACGATCGCCCCGTATATATCCACCACAACGGGGAAAGTATCCCGCCCGCTGGCACTCCCGCTACGTGCCTGCACCTCCAGCTTAGCCTCATAATCCGCCTCCAGCTTCTCCGATGCCGCAAAAGCATTATCCTTAAACCCCTTTACAAGCCCAGGAATAATGGAGAGCAAATATTCTTTTTCTATCGCTAATACCATGTTTTTTAGTTCTTAGTGGTTAGTAGTTAGCAACTGTCGTCTGTCTTCTGACAACTAACAACTGTTATCTGACCTCCGCAAAGGTAATACACCCCTTTCTCCTCCCAAAGGACAGCTTTTTTAATCATTAATGCCCTCTTCACTTTTCACTCTTCACTTTTCACTTAATTGGTCGGCGGCAAGAACATCAGCACTCGGAATTTCTCCGTAATCTTCCCAAGCGTTGGGAAAATGATCGTTTGCCCCGTCAGGCTAATGGTAAATAGATCCTTCCCCGTACCGTTATCCACGATGTCGTCATCTATGGTAAGGCTAAAGGGTTCCCTATGGTTACCCACCACGAGCATCTCCTGAGCCGATACCAGGGCTACCACATACTTACGCTTTTTGTGCATGGATATCAGCTTCATCCGTACCTCCTTGCTCAGCTCGTATATGGGAAAGGTAACCTTCATATCGAAGTAGTCATTGTGGTTCTGCTCCTTGAGGCTTATCTTACGATTGTAGCCGCTCGGGTGTGCCACATGCAGCTTCACAAGGGCAGCATTCGGATCGGGGGTAAGCGCCCTTAGGTTCTGGTTAAAGGTAAAACTCGCCGCGTCAAACAGCAGCACATGGCGTATCTCACGCGTAAAATCCTCCCCTATATTGCATAATTCGTAACTCATCTTTCTCTTAGTTATTAGTGGTTAGTTGTCAGTTGCTAGTTATCAGCCTCTGTCCTCTGTCTTCTGACTTCTGTCTTCTGTCCAATGCAAAAATAAAAGCCCCTCCCCAATCGGGAAAGGACTTTTTTAACCACTAACCACTAATAACTTTCTCATAGAACACCACCAACCCTCCTTCTTTGGCAAGGGCATGTTCTAGTCGTGCTCCTTGGCTTTCTTCCCACCCTGCAAGCATATAGATACCCTCGCATTGGAGTAGGGCGATAATATCTTTCGCCATGTGTGCCTCCCATGGGTCAGTATCCCCTAGCCCGTTACAAAGAGGATTCGTAACCTCGTGTCCCAGGGCGCGCAGCGTATCCGCCACATCGCCAAACCGCTTACGGGTATAGCTTAGCTCCGTCCCACTTATCTGTCCTGATAGGTATATTTTCATCTACTATAAATTTTAATCGTTTTGCTATGAGTTCTACTATATCCACGGTTACCGCATTACCTATGAGCATATAGCGCTGTGTCTTTGCTATGGGTTTGATAACTCCATCGTAATTGCCATATTGTGTCCAGTTGTCGGGAAACCCTTGCAGTCGTTCACATTCTATTTCTGTAAGTCTTCTAACGCCTTTATTTCTACCCCTTTTATGTCTTATTACAGTCATATCTGAGTGCAAACCTCCTGAGTGTCCGCCGCCTGTAAGGGTGGCTGCAACCTTGGGGACTATATAAGTATCATTGCTCCCCATCTTGGAGTAGCGGGCAGTTATTGTTCGTGCAAGTGAAGTTTTGATACTTGTACGTTTCCTATTTTCTTTCCTTGTCTTTCCCTCAAGTAATTTATCATCTTTTCCGATAGGAAATACTCCTGGGACACTTCGTCCTGCAAAATGTCCGATAAGGTATATCCGCTCT